TCGTGTCAATGGACAATGGCACATAAATATGATTGACGAGATAATACATCAAACAAATATAAAAACAGACGAACTTGCTAAAATGATTAAAAGCAAAAGATACCAAACTATTAAATACTATGGCGACCCTGCAGGATTACAAGCTCAAGGTCAGTCAGGCGTAGGAGATATAGAAATTTTTAGAAAATATGGCATAATAGTGCATACAATAACAGATAAACCATCAAGAAGTATTACAGCAGGTGTAAATCACGTTAGAAGTTTTATAGAAAACGCAAATGGTGATAGATATTTACATTTAAACAATAATTGTATGGGTATGGCAGAAGATTTAGAGGGTTATAGATACCCTGAAGCACAAGACGGAAAACCACTTAAACAAGAACCAATAAAAGACGGATATCACGACCATTCTTGCGATATGTTGAGGTACTTTTTTATAAATCATTTTCCGATGAAAAATAAACAAATTAAAGTGAGGAAAAGGTAATGATTCAAGACATAATACAGGAAAGTTTAGAAAATTTAAAGGTTTTTAACCATAAACAAAGAGAAGGTTATGTAAATAAGTTGTTAGATTACTATAATGGCAACAATACATCTCAATATATAGTAGAAAAGTTTGATTTAGAGGCATTTAGAGAAGTTCCACCATATCAATCCAACATTACTAAGAAATTTATTAATAAAATGTCAAGAATTTACACAGTTGGTGCTTCTAGGAACGTAAATAACAAATATACTGCTTTAACTAAACTAAAAGACACTAAAATGAAGCATATTGAACGTATGACACGACTTATTGGTACTATTGCAACAAGAATTGTGTATATGGACACAGAAAATCCTTATTTTGACTATCAACCTGTATATTATTTTCACCCTTTCTTCGGAAATGACCCTTTTAAACCTGTTGCAATATCATATCCTTTAATGAATTACACAGAAGATTCATCAAAATCAGATTCTACTCAATATATTCATTGGAATAGTGAAGAATATTTTATTTTTGACGAAGATGGTAATATTTTAGAAGAAAATCAACACGGATATGGTGTTTTACCTTTTGCTTTCACTCATAGAGAGCATCAAACAGATAGTTTTTATGTTGAAGGTGCAAATGACATAGTTTCAGCAAATGAACACATAAATATTACAATGACTGAAATGCAATTAGGTTTAAGATTCCAAATGTTTGGACAACCTGTAGTTTCAGGTGCAGATTTAGGAAATAGACAACGATTTGGTTCAGATGTTATTTTAGAATTGCCTTCAGATGCAAATTATGATATAAAATCACCATCAGGCGATATTGAGAAGGTTATAGAAAATGTTAAGTTCCAAATGGAGCTTGTAGCACAAAATAATCACCTTTTTGTTCAATTTGCACAAGATGGTGGCGAAACACCTAGTGGTATTGCTCTAAAAATCAAAGATTTAGAAAGATTTGAGGATTATCAAGACGATTTAGCACTTTTTACGCTATATGAACATAAAATGTACAATGTTGAAAAGGTTTTAGCCTCAAGTTTTGGTGTAAACTTACCAAATGAGCTTAAAATTGATTTTAATGAACCTGAATACCCAATGACAGTACAAGACCAAATAGCACTTGATACACATAGGTTAAATTTAGGGATTATAAGTAAAGCAGAACTTATGGTTGAATATAATAAAGACTTGACTTTGGAAGAAGCAAGTGCTAAATTACAAGAGAATCAAGAG